ATAAATTTGAAAATCTATTCACAAGAAAGGAGAGATGTTATGTTTTATATTTATACAAAAGAAAAAAAATCGAGACTCGCATTCACTGTTAATTTAACAGCTGACGAAGTTATGCAGTTCATGGATGGGAATTTATTCCTGGATTACCCAGAACTTATCCCATCAGATCATGTTGTAATTGAGAGAAATGAGCCTTTTAAGTATCCAACTTATGACGAAGTTACAAACACTATAAGAGAAATGACTAGAGAAGAATTGATTGAAGAAGAAATCGAAGTTCAACTCGCTCCTGGAGAGTACGTAGAAGATAAGAAATTAAAGGTTGTACCACAACCAAGCTCTTATCATACATGGAATACAGTTTCTCACGAATGGGATATTGATATGAGTGGAGTAAAGAAAACTTTTAAACATAAGTTTCAAGCTATCTTACTAGAAAAATTATTTGGAAGTTTTGAATATAAAAAGAAAGTTTTCCAAATGCGTGACTATGATGAAATAAATTTTATAAGAGTCAAAATGGCATTGGATATAGCTTCGGAAACAACAGACATAGAAATTTTAAAAGAAGCTTTACGTGATTTAGAAATTACTGTTACTCCAGATTTGGAAGAAAAGTTAAAAAATGTGATAAAATCAGGAAACTTAAAAGAGTTCTTAAAATCTTTAAATACAAAATGGAGACTTCAAGATAACTCTGTAGCTGATATAACTTTAGGAGATATAAATCAAGTATATCTTAAATGGATTTTGAAAGTTATAACTGCTCAAAATAAATATACAGCAATTTTTATTGAAATTGAAAAAGCTAAGACAGTTGAAGATTTAGAAAAAATAGAATGGAATTAAAAAAATTAGAGGTAGTTTAGTATAGCTACCTCTTTTAAAATGCATTATATGACTTATTACGAGGTCATTTTTTTTTAAGGAGGTATATATGTTTGTTTTATCTGAAAATAGTTTAGAAAAATTAAATGGAGTTCATCCAAAATTAGTAGTTTTTATGGAAGAATTAATAAAAGAATCTCCATACGATTTTAAAATAACTTGTGGAGTTAGAACTGCTGAAGAACAAAATCGTGAATATCAAAAAGGAAGAACTCTTTTATACGATGGAAAAGGAAATAAACTAAGTAAAGTTAGTTGGTGCGATGGATATAAATTAAAATCAAAACACCAGGTAAAAATTGATGGATATGGCTATGCTGTTGATATAGCAGTTTTGGAAAAAGAAAAATACACAGATAAAAAAACTGGAGAAGAAAAAGAAAAGACAGTTGCTAGATGGGATTATAAATATTATAAAGCTATTTATGATATTGCTAAAAGCAAAGGTTTGATTGATAAATATGGGATAGTTTGGGGTGGAAATTGGAAACAAAAAGATTTAGTACATTTTCAATTAGGAACAGCGGATAATATTCAATTTAAAAGATAATGGAGGTATATCATGCCAGAACTAGATGAATTTAATTTAAAATATTATGATGGAAAAGATTTTATTTTAGAAAAAGATTATAGATACATGATAGGAGAAAAATTAATTCATATACCTGCAGGTTTTAAGTGTGATTTAGCTAGTGTACCTAGGATTTTCAGGAATGTTATTAATACTTATGGGGACCATACAAAAGCAGCTGTTATTCATGATTGGTTATATAGAAATGGTCATAATTTGGGAGTAAGTAGAAAGGAAGCTGATAAAGTATTTTTAGCAGTTATGAAAGAACAAGGGGTCGGCTTTTTCAAAAGACAGTTAATGTATAGAGCTGTTAGAACATTTGGGATGTTTGCATACAAGGAGGATTAATGGAATTAGAAATCACTTTAACATTATTAGGAATGCTTGGAACATCTTTAATTACAGTTGGTGGAGTTATATTAGGCTATCATAATTATCTAATGAGACAAATTAACAAAAGATTAAAAAAGGAAACATATTATATAGATCAAGAAAAATTAGACAAGCAACTTGAAGAAATAAAAAACAGTTATGAAAAACAAAAAGATGAAATAAAAGCAATGATATCCAAGTTAGGAGATAAGGTGGAAGCAGATTATCAAAAGATTTATGATCATCTACTAAATTGTAATAGAAGAAATGGGTAGGAAAAAATCCTACCCCTATTTTTTTATTGAAAAAATAGTCCAATTAGTTTAGAATAGTAATAGTTTAAATGAAGGGAGGTGTAATGATAATGGATTATATAATTTTACCTTTGTATTCTTGGAAAAATGGAAAGAAAACTTGTTTTCCAAGAAGTAGTATGAATCAAAGTAATGCTAGGGGTAGAGCTAGAGATTTATACGAAGTTTATATTCCTATCCCCTATGAAGTAAGAACTACTTATCCTGATTTTTTTCCTGGAGAAGAATTTGACCTATTTACAGAAGATTTAAATTTTAGTGCAAAAATATGCCAACAAGACGATAAAGCATTAATGACTAATCCCAATTCAGATTTAGGAAAATGGCTTTTTGAAAAATTAGGGATAGAAAAAACAAGACCTAATGAAGTAGTAAGTTATGAAGAACTCGCTAAAACAGGATATGATTCAGTAAAAATAAAAATTATTGATGGGAAATATTATATTTTATTAATGCCTGTTGGTTCTTACGAAAATTTTATATAAAAAAGGCTTCAATAGAAACCTTTTTTTAGTGTAATTATGAAATAGCAGAGACAATATTCTTTGCTATTTTTTTTATTATTGGAACTGATACAGAATTACCTGCTTGTTTATATGCTTCCGACTTACTCACTATTTTTGGAAACTTAAAACTTTTTGGAAACCCTTGAAACATAAGGCATTCTTCAGGGGTTAATTTTCTAATATCATAATCATCTAAAATCAATGGAACATTATGTCCTCCAGTTCCCATATTTGCAGTTAAAGTTGGGCAAACTTTACTCTTGTTTTCTCTCACATATTTTCTTCGCCATTGATAGATAGTATCATGTTTTATAATTTCTTTCTTTATTTTATCATATATCTTATATTTTTTATAATAAAAGATATCTTCTTTTTTTTCTGATAAATTTATAAGATCATTTATTTTTTTTGTAAGTTTAACCTTTTTTGGAAAAGTGAATTTCTCATAACTTTCTTTTTTTAAAAAACCTACAATATAGATTCTTTCTCTATTTTGGGGAATATTACCATAATCCATAGTGTTTAATACTTTGTATTTTACAAAATATCCGGCATCTTTTAAACAATTTAAAATTGTATTTAATGTTTTCCCATTTTCATGATTTTCTAAATTTTTTACATTTTCTAGGAATATCACATCATTTTTTTTCGATTTTATTATATCAAGAAGATTAAAAAAAAGTTTTCCTCTTTCATCATTGAAACCACCTTTTTTTCCAGCAATAGAAAAAGCTTGACATGGAAAACCTGCGATTAAAATATCTGTTTTAGGAATAGCATCTATATCCAAGTTTTTTATATCTTCTTGAATTAATTTTGTACTTTTGATGTTATTTCTATATGTTTCACATGCATTTTTATCGTACTCATTTGCCCATATAACATTTACACCTGCTTGTTTAAATCCTAAGCAAGTTCCGCCTATTCCAGCAAAAAAGCTACTTGCAGTAATATTGTACATTTTTTAAATTCCTCCTATTTTTTCTAAAATTATATCATAAAATAATATAAAATGCAGCATTTTTTACAAAAAAAAATTATTTTAGTATTAAACTTAGGCTTTTTTGTTGATGACAGAGAAGCAGAAGTATCATTTGATGATGAGAAAGAAATTATTATTATAAAAAAAAATAAAGCAGGATTAATTTTCTGCTTTTTTGTTATATAACATTTGTTATTTTAATTTTTACTTTGTTATTTTATAACAATTATTTGCTGATGTCTAAAAATAAATAATTTTAATAAGTAACAAATAAATAACAAAAATACCCTTCACCAACAAAAAAGCCCTCAACTTTTTGCAAGTTCGGGCTTTTTTGTAGAAATTAAACTATAATTTATATTTAAGATTTTAAGGCTTGAATATATGATATTTTCTGCATTTATGATGTAGGTAAATTTATATAAAAATAATTAATAAGTAACGAATAAGTAACAAATTATATTTTATTAATTGCATCACGATAGTTTTTTAATGTCTTATGAATATATTTTTCAGATGTGATTTTATAACTGCTATGACCAGTCAATTTTATAATTATTTCTTTGTCTATCTCAGCATTAGATAATAATGTTGCGAAAGTATGTCTACAATCATGAGCAGTATGATATTCAATTCCTAAGTCTTTCATAAGTTCTCTGAATTGATAATCATAAGTATCATATGTTAATTTAGCTCCATCATATCTAGTGAATAAAAATTCTTCATCAGGATCATATCTTTTCTTTATTATATCATATATTTTATCAGATATAGGAAGTTTTCTTATACCTGCACTACTTTTTGATTTTGTGATATCAATAAATTTATCATTAAGATTTACATCTTTATTTTTAATATTTAGTAGTTCATTTGGTCTTAACCCTGTATAACAATGTACTAATATAATGTCTAACACTTTAAATCTATCAACTTCCTTATAAAGATTATCCCAAAACTTTTGCAAATCTTCCATTGTAAATATTCTATTTCTATCACTAGTCTTTTTTCCTTTTTCTTCTGCTGGAAGCTTTAAGAAACTAACATATTCTTTTTCACAAAAATCATTTAATACTGCAAAATCAAATAATTGTTTCCAGAAGGATTTCAGATTTCTTAATGTCCCTTTGCTTAGATCCAATTCATTTAAAATCTTTTGTAATAAGATACCATTGATACTTTTTATATCTAATTTGTGTAACTTCTTACTATTGCTAAAATATGAGGTGTAATTTCTTAATGAAGTTTTAGCAGGTTTCTTATTATCTAGCCATATCTTATATAAATCTTCAAATAATAAAGCCTTTTGTTCCTTAGGAACTTCAATTCCTTTTGCTTTATCTTCTAAAATCTTATTGTTAAAATATGCTATTCTAAATGCTTCAGCTTCCTTCTTAGTAGCAAATGTTTCTATAAGTGGTTGATAGTAGCCTTTCTCAGTATAAACTCCTTGTCCTTTTAAAGCATAAGGTTTTCTTCTTTTTCCACTTAATTTTACTATTGTTCCCATTCCATTACTAGCCTTCATTATAAAAAACACCTCCTTTCTTTTTTAGTTTTGTTACTATTTTTCTATTCCAAAGAATTTACAAAGTTCAGCTTCATCTATTAGATAATCACCTCTTAACTTATCTTCTTCTTTTTTATAATAACACTTAGGTATTTTTCCCGTTTGGATATACCAACATAAGCTACCTTTACTAACTCCTGCACTTTTTACTAATTCAGATGCTTTAGTTATTTTTATTACAGCCATATTTCCTCCTAATAAAAAAGCCCTTAAATTAATAAGGACTTAGGTTTTTATTATTTTAAAATTTATTTTCAAATTGTCTCAATAACTATATCCATAATTTTATCAACTAATTCTTGATATTTATCATCTTCTAACTGTGCTAATTTATCTTCAAATATTGCTTTAGCTTCACTTGGAAACAATATTCTGTTATCTTCCATCATTTTATATTTTGTATACTGATTTTGATTAACCATTTCTCCAATAAAGTTTACTAATAATAATTGTGTTTTTTCTCTTTCAACTTCTTTGTAAGTATATTTATCATCTATCATTTTATCCTCCTCCTAACCAAATTATGCTACTCTTCTTAAATCTGATGGCTCTATCCAAGTTGAGATATATTCTAAACAATCTGTTAAATCTTTTCTTTTTATATCTCTATAACTTGCTACTCCAAATCTATCTTTTAAATCTCTATACAATGCTTGAAATACAAATTTTTTATTTTCTGCTAACTGTGGAATTATATCAATTCTTTGATATATTCTTGTTCCTACTGCTTTTTGTATCTTTCTTTGCTCTCCATTATCTACTCTTATTTCATTATCAATTTTATTTTCTATAATGTCTACTCTATCAGCTATCTTTTCTTGTTCTTGTAATGTCATTATCATCATTTGTTGAAATGATAAATTTTTAAATGGATTTTCATTATCTTTGATATAATTTTCCATTCTTTCAAATTCATTAATATAAGCTACATTTAATTCAAATGCTTTTGGCACTGCTGCACTATATCCTCCAACCAGTTGAGCTATTCCTTTTTTAGTTATTAAGTAATTTCTATATTTTTTAAAATTTCCATCTACTGTATAAAAACTAGGAATATAAAACTCTTCTACGAGAGCGGAACTTTCGGCTTTCATGAATTTATCGATATATCCATCAATTTTATCTAATAAATGTCTATGTTCTACTCCTAATTCTTCTGCTACTCTGTTACTTGTTGTTACTAATACACCATTTACATTTTCAATTTTTACCATTAATTCGTTCATATTTTTCCTCCTTATTATTCTGCTACTCTTTTAAACGGATCATAATTACTAAGTTGGTATTCTTCATCAATAGTGTTTCCTATTTTTCCATAATCAAAGTACTTATGTTGAGTTAGTTCTATTACATCTATAATAGCTCTTTCAAGTTGTACAAATATTTTCTTGTCTCCAACATAATTTTCTTCAACTTCATTCATAAGATTAAATAATTTTTTCTTATGCTCTGTAATATCATCATTTAAAATTCCTTGTTCTGTTGCTAATTCGATAAATGTTAACAACAGATTTTTCCTTTCCTTTTCCATTAAATAAAACCTCCTTGAATTTTAAGGAGTTTTGCAGTATAATAAAGCTGGTGAGACAGTATTATACTGTTAAAAGCTCCTATGATTATTTTATAGTAGTGATAGGAGTTTTTTATTTCTTTTTTCTAATGATGATTTCTTTATTTTCCTCATTAAGTTCAATTTCTATTTCTCTTTCTTCTTGAGTAATATCAATTTTATCCAAAAAAGATTTAGGAATACTTAATTTAGGTGAAATACTTCCAGCACCACTTTTACCAAAAGAAACTTTTAAAATTCTTTTATTCATAAAAGCCTCCTATATCGCTACGATATTATTATATATTATATCGTTACGACTGTCAACTATTTTTTTATTACACCACAAAACCCCTTAAAATTCAAAGTCCTTTAATATTTAATTGCCAATGTCCTAAAATTTTTTAAATAATTTCCATCATTTTTGAGTATGCAATAGCTTTTTCAAAATTATATGGAAGTCTTAGAACTTTTTTACCTATAACTATAAATGTTTCATCTATATTTTTTGTATTTTCTGCTATTTTTATGAATGTATCTTTATTTTTTGCTTTAAATATTGCTATTTTCATTCTTACTCCCCATTATTATAAAAGTTCATTAAAAGTTATTTCGTTATAAACCCAAGCTAAATATTTTTCAGATGTATTTATTAGCTTCTTAATATCCTTTTCAATACCTAAACTTTTTACAACTCCTTTTAATCTAACCAAGTCTTTTACCATTCTAGCTAGTGAGCCTAGTGTTCCAATAAAGCCCCCAGGTAATCTTTGAATTTTGTCATCAATTGTTACTAATGGATTTTCTCCAACTCCTGTAATGCTCCTATTAACTTGCTCTACTAAAATATTATTATAAAAGAAGTTATCTTTTACATTTTCTTCTTCTTCATCAGCTTGAAAATTGGCATCAAATATCTTGTTTGCTAAGGATCTTATTTTGCATATCATCATTAATTTGTCGAATCTGATATAACCATCATGATTTTTTATTTCATCATCCCAAATATTTTTATGATTTCTGCAAATAAGAGTTATATTTAAAAGAGTAAAAGCCAATTTTGATTCTTCTAACTGTTCGCTAGTTGGTTGTCTAGTAATTTTAATTTCTTGCTTCTCATTAACTTTTACAATATTTTTCTTACGAGGCTTAGCTTTTATCATATAACTGCCTCCCTTACTTTTTTAAAGACAAATATATCTTTTTTTTTAAGTAAAATCTTAAATCTGTTAAATTCTTGTAATTTTAAATCATTAGCTTCACAATTCAATACTTTTTCTAAAGCCCACTTATAGAATTTTGTATCTTCTTCAGTCATTAGAATCAACTCCATATTCTTTTATAAAGTCATCTAAAATTTCTCTTGCTATTTCATAATTTTTATCAAAAATATTTCTGAAAATAGCATCTAACTCAACAGCATCATCTACATTTAAATCTTTAGCAATTTCTGATATAATTTTATTCCATGTAACTCCTAGTTCTTCTTCCATTTCCTTTATATTTATATGATGCTCAATTCCATTATCTCTTTCTATAATCCATTCCAAATACTTAGCTGCTTTCTTATAGTCCTCTAATTTATTTTTCTTTTCTGCTCTTATAAGATACTTTAAAATATTCCCTAAGCAGAAACCTACAAAACCTTGTGTTCCTAATACTTTTTTAATTATTTCTATACTCTCAATACCACAACCCAGTTTATAATGGTTTGGATTATTTACATTGTCTATATTTTTATTTTCCATTATAGTTATCCTCCCATTCAGCTATACTTTTAATATCATTTCCATAATTACCACATTTTTCACATTCTACATCTGTTTCATAATCACTTTCTTCTAACCCTAAAGGATACCCATCCTTAGCATATCCCTCATATTTTTCATATCCTCCTACAACTCTTTCTATAAATTCAGTTCCTCCACAATGTTTACACTTCCACATTTTTATCCTCCCAAGTTGCTATATCTTCTATATATTTACCCCAATTATAGCAATTACTGCACATTACACTTCTCTTAATGGCATTAATATTTAACGTATTTTTTTTACTCTCAAAATTTCTATCAATGATTTTTCTTTCTATTTCAAATTTTGTACATCCACAAAATTTACATCTCCACATTTTCAACCTCCAAAAATATTAATAATCCAAAAGTTGTTCTGGGCAATATAAGTAAACTTCTAATATGAAATCTTCTGAAAATAAAGGACGATTAAGTCTAAAATAATAATCTTTATCTAAATCCTCATTAAGTTCATTTTCATACATCATCACTTCATCTATATTCTTAAATCTTATCTCTTCAACAAATTTCATTTTACTTCTTTCTATTATTCTCATTATTCATTTCCTCCAATATCTCCTGCTCTTACCTTAGCCCAGAACTTGTCTAGTTCTGCTTTTACTTTTTCTGCTTCTTCTTTAGTTTTAAAGTAATTTCCCCACTCGTATCTCCTTTGATCTTCTGGGAAATAGTTATCTGTAGTTTCTGCAATTTCATTATCTCCAAATATAGTGAAATATTTATCACTTCTTTTTCCTCTCCATCTCTCAGGTATTCCATATAAGTCATTTACTAAGTCAATCACTCGTTTTAAATCTCCAACATATTCATTTTCAATAAATTTTGGAATACTTTTTTCATAATATTCTAAAAAATCTACCTCTAAATTTATTTGATAATCATAATATGAAAGATGTGATTTTTCATCTCCTATATATTCTTTATTAAAATTTGTTTTATACCCACAGCCAAAACATAGTTTATTTTTTTCTTCTGTTCCTATTTCTGTTAATGGCATAGCTTTTAATTTTATCCTATTAACTTTTTTTACATACCAACAACTGTACATTTCATTTATCTTAATTATTTCTATCTCTAATACCTTTTCTTTTTCCATCTTATCCTCCATATTTTCCATACTTTGAACATCTTCCCGATGTCGGCAATATGTTAAACTATTGAATTTATTATATGTCTACCCATTTTGTCGGTATCAACAAAATCGTTCAACCTCTGTATTTTCCGACTGTTTCCAAAATAGAAATAGTCGTTATTTCTTATAATTCTTCAATTATTTTTATAACATTATCTAACTCTTTTTCTAACATTTCTTCATGCTCTTTATAGAGTATTGATTCATCATCTAAGTAAAGATGGTCGTTTTTGAAATCTGCTTCTTTTTTCAAAACCCAACCATCTTTATAAATAGATACACTTAATGTTCCTATATGTGCAGAAAAATTAACAAAAATATCTCTTTTTCCAGGAAATGTTTTTATTAAAGCAAGTTCCATAATTTTTAAAACTTTATCCATATATTTTTTTTGTATATTCATTACTCCTCCTTAAATGCTTGAAAGTGATTAGTATAAACTTTCTTTAATTCCTTTATTTGTCTATCACTTAAAAATATTCCAGCAATATGATATTTCTTACTAAATTCTATTTTTCCTATTGTATGACTTTCAGTGTGATGGTCTCTGCACAAGCACATATATCTAAGTTCTCTCCCATCGTCAAACTTATAGCCTCCTATCCTTGCAACATTATCATAATGTTCAAGTTCTCCATGTTTACCACAGATAGCACAAACTTTATTTTTAAGACATACATAGTTAAAAGCTTTTTCATAATTATCTGCCATTGTATCTCTAATATCCGTTTTTAAAGGCACTCCATAATGAATACATATTTCTATCAACCAACTTACAAAATCGTTTGCTTGGTGTTGAGATAAGCAGGGTAAAGCTAAACTAAAAGTCTTGTTCTCTATCAATGAACTTTGTAGAGATTTTACAAAAATATCTTTTAATTCTGTTTCAGCTTCTTTTATTGTTTTATATTTATTATCTTTTAGAAACTTAGAAAAATCTGTAAGTGGAGATTTTAAAGGTTTTAAATCATATTCTTCCAAAAATCTTTCTTTTATTTGTCTTTTAGTTTTCTCTAAATCTAATTTATATGGAATGCTTCCTGCTTCTTGTCCTGTAAAGAAATTAGATATTTCTCCAAATATTGCATATATTAGTTTTTGAGTATCCCTGCTGTATCCAAACTTATTCATTTTTATTTGCTCCTATCTCATTTACCAAGGAAATTCCTCATTATCTTGTGTTTGAGTTTCTTCCTTAGTTTCTGTATTTTCTTTTTTACTTCCTACGAATTCAACTGCTTCAACTACTATATATTGTTTACTTATTTTATTTCCATCTTTCTCATAGTTATCAACTTTTACATTACCTCTAATAAGTATTTCTTGCCCTTTTCTAAAATACTCAGCAATAAATTCTGCTGTCTTACTAAAAGCAGTACATAATACAAAATCTGTTAAATCTTTCTCTTTGCTATATCTATTAACAGCAACAACAAGACTTGTATAAGGTGTTCCAGATTTTCCAAATAGCAGAGTTACATCTCTTACTAATCTACCTTTCAACACAACTAAATTCATATAATTATCCTCCTAGCTATTTAATTTCTTTTTCATTTGTGAATATTCTCTTTTAGTTAATTCTTCAACATCTTTTTTATAATGTTCTTTTATGTAATTTTTCATGTCTATATCCACAAATTTACAAAGTGTCCCTAAATCTTCTAATTCTTTTTGGCTACATTTTTGATTAAATTTAACTAAAATGTTATGAGTTGTTTCTAAGTCTTTTAAATCTAAACTACCTAGATTTTTAGTTTTATATTTTTTCAAAATTCCTTCCATATCTTCGGTTGTTGCTATACTTGTTATAGCTTCACACAGCAAAGCTTTTTGATTAATTTTTAGTTGATTTTCAAGAACTTCTAGATCTTCAATAGACATCATTCCTATTTCAGATAATTTATATTCTTTTTCATATTCATCTCTGTTTCTTTCATCTACCATTGAATTAATAGAATTAATTAATTGTTGCTTTTTGGCTCTCGATACTTCTTCATAAGAAGCAACTTCATCTCCATCTAAGCCTATTCCTAAATTTCCTAATGCTCTACCTACTGCTGATGTTTCAGCATTTTCTACATGAGAAGTTTTATTTACAAGAGAACTTTTTTCATCTCTTAACTCCATAGCTGTTCCAGTAGATTTTAAAACTCCATTTTCATCTCTTATAATCACTCTACAAGTTGCAACTTCTTGAGTTATAGAAAGCCATTCAGTTTCTAAACTCCAATTTTTAAATTTTTCTAAAGTTCTAAACTCTTTCAGTCTTTCAACGACTGGAACATAATTTTTACCTTTTATATTTATAGTTTTCATATTATCCTCTTCTCCTTTTATATCAGATTTTCAAAGTCATATAGCTCAACATAATTCATATAAAGTTTATAAACTATTTTAAAAATCCATTTGATTTTATATTTAACAATGTCTTTCAACTCAGCTTCTGCATATCTATCTTTAACAATCATTTACATTCCCCTCCCATATTTCAAGCAGTTCTATTATTTTAAAAAGTCTTGTTTGTTCAAGTCCTTGTAATTCTTTTCTTTGCCAGTATTTTCTAAAAATCTTACAATTCATTTTTATTTCTCCCATTTAAAGTCTTTTATAAATGTTTTCAATTCTTTTATTGCATTTTCTAGCAAGTCTTTAAAATGCTTACTACGATCACTAAAAATATAATCCTCAATATAAGGACACCATATATCTATTCCCCATTCTTTATTCCTACTTGAAAAATCTATTTCATATATAATTTCAAGGTTATTATTTTTTTCTACTATGTTTTTTAATTCATCTAACAAGTTTTCCATTTTCTCCTCCTTAGAGGGAGCTTTTACACTCCCTTATATAAAATCTCTTATACTTAATCCTCTGCTTTTATATTGATTTTTTCTTTCATATTCCCAAGCACTGACATTCATTTTATTTATTTCTATTTCATTTTCTAAATCTTTAATATCTTTTAAGAATTCAGAAAATTTATTGTATTTACTTTTGAAAGGATAACTTTCATTAGATTTTGGATCTGTTATTTCTATGTCTATATATCCTTCTTCTTCAATGTTATCCCAATTAGCATTTATAGAAGTATATTCATCTTCTAAATAACTTAAATCAGGAAGTTTAAAGTAATCCTCTATTTCTTTTCCAGTCAAATCAATTAAACAATTTAATTCATCATCATATAAATATAAAACCAATTCTCCATAACTAAATTCCAAACTATAATTTTTTGTAATCATTTTATCTCCTTTATCTAGTCATTCCTTTATATAATTGATTAAGATTTTCTAATGCTTTATCTTTCATTGGATGTTCACTGCTTTCAAGTTCAGTTTTAGTTTTTTCATACCAGCTTTTAGCTAACTTTCTATCACAGAAGTATTCATAATCTATTCCTAAAAAGTCCATTTGTGCTCTTCCTTTAAGTTCTACTAATCCAAATATTGTTCTTACAGTCCCATCTAAAAAATATAAATCTTTCATTTTATTCTCCCTCCAATTCTCTTATGTCTCTAATAAAAGTTTTCATTAAATTAATCTCACCTTTTTTCATACCTCTTAAATAAGAAGTGTTATAACCAGCAATGTCATTTTCTTCTATTAATTTATCAGTATTTTTTATTGACTCTTTTACTGTTTTATACATTTTTTCAATTAGTTTTTCACCTATTGTTTTGTCTATGTATGCCATTTTTCTCTCCTCCTATAAATATGCTCTCGCTGGATATAATCTTTCAGATGCTGACATTTCTAAATCACTAAATCCTTGATTTATGTTTTCTAATCTTTTTATTAAGTCTTTTAAATCTTTTAATTCAGTATTTAAATTGCTGAAACAAGGATCTAATATGATTTCAAATATATTTTCTTCATCTTCTGTATTTCCAAAGTTGATTTTAACTTTTCTATTTCTATCTTCTATAATGTAAGGTTCATTAGAACGATTAAATTCAACTGTTTCTTTTAAGTAGCTTTCAAGTAAATCTTTTAAGTATTTGCTTTCATATTCTTCTAAGATGTCAAAATCTTGATTGAATATTACAAGTTCCCATTGTTCTTTATTGAAGTTATAGTTTATATTAAATACTTCCTTATCTAATCTTTCAAATGCTTTTACTAATTTCATCTCAGATCCTCCTAATTTTCTAAAACCTATTTTAATGATTTAAGTTCTTTTATTTCTTTTTCATATTTTCCTAGTTTTTATACTTTCAAAAAACTTTTATACTTTTTGTATAAGATTAACTTAAAAAAAATAGAGAGTTGAAATTCAATCTATAACTAATTATACAAAATGTATAAAGAAAAGTCAAGAAAATTTTTTACATTTTGTATAAAATATTTTATAATTATAAAAAAGGAGGAGTTGCATATGGAAAATAAATCAGAATTTGCAATATTTTTAAAAAATTATATGGAGAAGCATGAATATAAACTTGAAGCCTTTGCAGATAGAGTGGGATATAGTTTTGGATTAATAAGCCATTATATTAATGGTAGAAGAAGTCCATCATATAAATTTATAAGAGAATTTTTTAAAAAATTTCCTTTAACAGAAAAAGAAAAAATTGAAGTTTTAGAAATATTAAAAAAAGATAAGTTGCCAGAAGAAATTATGGAACTTGAGAATTTATCTAATCCTATGTATAGAGAATTGGATAGTAGAGGAAGAATGCAATTCAAAGAAATTGTTGAACAATCATCATTAATGTTTAATGATGAAAATATTTCTGAAGAAGATAAGCAAAAGGTTTTATTGGCTATTCAAGATGCTTTTTATGATGCAAAGCAAAAAAATAAAAAAAAGAAATAGCTAGGTGATTAAATGAATATAAAGCTAAGAGTTTTTAATTTGATTACAAAATATAGAACAAGAAACCCTTTTAAATTAGCTAATTCATTGGGAATAATTATAATATTTAGAGATTTAGGGGAAGTTAGGGGGTTATTTAAAAAAATTTTAAAAAGGAGATACATATTCATAAATTCAAATTTAAGCGAGTTTGACCAAAGAATAGTTTGTTGCCACGAGTTAGGACATGCTATTTTACATTCATCAAGTGAATATCAATTTTTAATAGATAATACAAGGATATTAAGAAAAAGCAGACTTGAGGATGAAGCAAATTTATTTGCAAGTTATCTATTAATATCAGATGATGAAGTATTTGAAGAGTATGAATTTAAAGAAACAGAAACAAATTTTTTGATGTTGCAAGAAATAAAAAGATTAAGGAGGGATATTTAAAAACATTAATAAAAGTGCTATACTTTTTTTATATAAAAAAAGTAAAAAAGGAGTAGTAGTAAAAATGAAAGAAAATTTAGATAAAAATACCACTATTAAAGAAATAGTTGAAAGATATTTAAAACAAGAAAATATGAGAGTTTATAAGTTTTCAAAAGAAAGTACATTATCGGTAAAAACTATTAAAAAAATATTAGAAAATACTACTAGTAATTTTAATAAAAAAACATTAGAAAAATTATACTCATTAAAAAAATTAAATTTAAATGATAAGAAGTTTATTAAAAATATCTTAGATAAAAAAAATAATTCAAAATTAGAAATAAAAAATAATAAAGCTTATGAAAATATTTTAAATAAAATGGAAGATTTAATTGAAGAAAATGAGATGCTTAGACAAAAAGTTAATATGTATAGTATCAGTAAAAAAGAAAATTTAGATTATATATCAAAAAGAAAAGTTGGAGCTTTTGGCAGTGATTTAGAAAGCAATAGTCTTTTAATAACAAAAATTTGGGATTTTAATGAAAATATTTCAAAACAATGGGCAGATGTTAAACTTCTGCTTGATATAAATAATAAAGAAAAAACAAAAAAAATGAAAAAAGGTTTAAAAAGTATAGCAACTGATTTAAAAAAAATTGTAGATTATCTAGAAAATATATATTTTGATTCTTCTGAAATAGAAGAAACTGAAATAATAAATATGGAAGAAAAGGAGTAATTTATATGGAATTAGAATTAATTTTAAACCAAATGAACTTGGAAAATATTGAAGGGAAAATACAAAGTTTATCTTCAGTGTATGAGAAAACACCTTCAGATATAATAAAAACTGGAATTTTAACTAATATTGCCTTTGAAACATTACCAAATTATAAAAATTATAAATATATTATTTCAGGAATAACACAAGCAAGAATGATAAAAGGTGTTCACAGTTCCAGAAATCATATTAATAGTCAAATAGATAAAATTTTAGAATTGTATGAATTAAATGAAATAAATGAGGATATATTAGATATTGCATCTAATCTAGTAATTATAACATTTGATGACATTTTTTCTAATGCTGGAGAAAAAACAAAAAGGAATTATTTGAAAGCACTAGATGATCTTGACTTTTTGTACATAAATTTAAAACTTGCTGTAAAAATTATTGCTGAAACACTTAGAAGGAATGATATAAGACTAACTAACATGACATTACAATATGTCACAGATGCAATAAAAAGAGAAAAGAATAATATTGCAAATGAGTTTATTCAAGCATATGGAACAGGTGATGAATTTCAAATATTGGAAGCTAAAAGAAATTATCATATTAAAATAGAGAATATGTTAGATAATTATTTTAAAAAAATTACTTATACTCATGAGGATGCTCAACAAATAGGTGAAGAAGGCACAATAGTTAAAGTTTTAGGAGAACCATTTTTAAATACAATAACAATGATTTTATTACATGATATAAATATAAAAATTAAAAATAATAATGGACTTCAACTAAATTTTAACAATATGCAATCATACTAAGATGATAAATAATTTATACCACTAAAGCCACTGTTTAAAGTGGTTTTTTTATTTATAAAAATATACTTGATTTTTACTTATACATTATGTATAATTATATTAAGGAGGTTTTTATGAAAGTGAATAAAAAAAAATTAAAAGATAAATTAGAAAAAATTAGCTTTTCTGACTTAGCAAAATTTTTAGGAGTTACAAGAGCTAATATTTATTATCATTACAACAATTTGAAACAAGGAAAATTAACTTTAAAACCAGATATCATAAAAAAAATTTCTTTTTACTTAGTAGATAGAGAGGACTTTTTTTTTGAATAAAACTTATACAAAAAGTATAAAAATCTAAGGCTAGTCCTTATATAGGAGGAAAATTGAAAATAAAAATATTAAAAAAAGAAAATGAAGTTTCAAAAGTAGAAATTGATGGTAGAGAATACCAAAACATTTCAAAAGTAGAAATAAAAAATGATTACACATCAAACGGAATAAATGAAAGTGTAATCATTGAGTTTAAAGATATATCACTTTTGGAAATATCTACCGAAAAATGAGGAAATATTAAAAACTCTAAGGCTAGTCCTTAGACAAATAGCTATAAGATCCTTGCTCACTGCTCCCCTCATAAGAAAGTGAGTTCCTCTCTTGTAGCTATTTGTGTAAGGTGTAGCTACTGGATGAAACTAAGTCCCAGAATGGGGTAAGCTTTACAGCTGAGCATCTTATGTTTTATCCCCTTACAGATTTAAGCATTTGCAGGTGTAAACAAGCTAGTGGTTGAGCGAGGAGCTGTAATTTATAGGATACAACGATGTATCTGAATTTTAAAGCTAGTCACACCGTTGCCCGTGTGGAAAAGAGGCAAATATAAATTTTAGCAGTTTTGTGAAAGTATAAACTGTTTATCTTGTGATTTATTCTAACTTAGAGATGTCAAGAACGGATCTAAGGACAGTATAGCTAGCTGAATAAATCACAGGATATAAAACTTTATTACTTGAATTGGTAGGGCTTGTTCATCACCTTGGCAGGTTCTTATGTCCAAGCTCTACTAATTGAATTAATAAAGAGAGAACAGCCAAGGTTCTCCAAAAACTGCAGGAGGTTAAAATGAGATTTTCAACAACACTGAACAATCAAAAATGTATGAAATGGGAGTTAAATGCAACTCAAGGTGTATTAATTGCTCTTTTATATGAAGCTAATGCTTGGGCTAATGAAGAAATAATTGATGATAAGACTTATTATTTTGTATCAAGAAACTTAATCTTAAAAGAATTACCTATGTTTTTTGAAAAAGCTGATACTGTATATAGAAATTTAAAAGTATTAGCAGAAAAAGGAATAATTGAATATATAAAACATAAAGGAATGGATTTAATAAGATTAACAGAAAAAGGTAAAAGTTGGAATTTTATTGAAAGCAGTTCGGAAAAATCTCCGAATTTTGATAATAACTCGGAAAAAAATCCGAGTGAATTCGGAAAAAAATCCGAAAATAACTCGGAAAAAAATCCGACATATAAAGATACTAATATACAAAAAGATATAAGTAAAAATAATAAAGAAAAAAATAAAAAAGAAAAAAAGCCAAATGAAATCCAAGAGTTTATAAATAATCTTACTGAGGATAATGAATATAAAGAGCTTCTTTTTAAATACATTGAATATCGTAAAAATATTAAAAAGCCAATAAAAACGATACTTCCTATTAAAAAAATAGTTAAAGATTTTCCTAATTGGTTTGTTTTAGATGAAGCTATAAATATTGCTATGGAAAAAGAATGGACTGGATTAGAGCCTGAATGGATAGAGAAACATAAAAAATCTAAAGTTTTTAATAATAAAAATGAAAATAAAATTGCTGAAAGTAAGGATACAAGCCATTTAAAAGTTGACGATAATTACATGGAACAAATGAAAGCGAGGTATGGATTATAATGACTAATCAAGAATTTAACACAGTATTTCAACCATTTTTAGACTATTTCCCTACAAGTGAAATGACTAAAGAAAAATTAAATATATATTATTTGGCTTTATCTAGTTTAACAGCTGAACAATTAAATGGAGCTTTTATTTCAATGGTAAAAAACAGAGTATATAAGAATTTTCCACAGATAGCAGAAATACTTCAATATGCTTCTGGAACTACAGAAAATGAATTAGATGACAGAATTGTCATAGCAAAAAGAATGCTAAAAAATGCTATTGTCAGATATGGAAGCTATGGAAGTGTAGAATTTGAAGATAAGTCAATTCATGCAGTTATTGATGCTCTTGATGGTTGGCAAAAGCTATGCAGTATGAATAGTGATGAATTAGAGAAGTTTTTAACTTTTGAATTCTCTAAAATTTATAAAGCGTACGCTAGAAATAAATATCAAGTCAGCAATTATTATCTTGGGTTCTATGATATGCAAAATGGGACTAAAAATATAAATAAGATTGGATTTATGAGTATGAAGCCAAGTCTTGAGAATAATGCTAAATTAAAGGAGTTGAATTGATAAATGAAAAAACAATATGTCTATAGTTTCGATGGAGATTACTATGATAGTGATTTATATGATACAAGAAAAGAAGCTATTGATGCTGGAATAAAAGAAGCTAAAAAAGAGAAATATTTATATTTTTATTTAGGAACTGCTACAAAATATGAAGAAGATTGTGGAGGAATAGCTGATACAGTTATTGAATATTTAAAATCATTTGCTGAAAATGAAGTTGGAGAAGCTGCAGAAGGTTATATGAATTTGACTAAAAAAGAAGAAAAAATACTAAATGAAAGACTAAAAAAAGTTATTTTAGATTTTCAAAAAGAATTTAAATGTGAACCTGATTTTTATAATATTTGTGATGTAGAAGTTGTAAACTTAATAGGAGTGATTGAGTAAATGGTTAGATACAATATAGAGGTAAAATACTTATGTTTTGGTAAAGAGCATACAAGTGAAGTTTACTATAATGCATTAGATAATTTAAATGAAGAAGAAAAAGAAAGTGTATTACAAGGTTATCTTGACATCGTAAAAACTTATAAAGGATTTGAAGGATTCTTAGAAAGCCACATTTGGAAAGATAAAGAAGAAAAGAAAGTTATAAATTTAAATAAAATGAAAAACTATAAATCAATAGCTTATACTACTCCTTTGGCTCAGCTTGAGAAAGTAAAAGAAGAGTTTAATGAACTATTAAATGAAGTGGAAGTGAAAAGCTTGAGTCACAGTTTTATTAAGAATATTGATAATTTTAAAGCTGAAGCTTTGGATCTCATAACTGCTACTGTGAATCTGTTGCTTTTAACAGGACTGACAGATGAAGATTTTGATAAACATATTGAAAAACTGAATGACTATAGAAATGGAAAATATAAAAAGGAGAAAATCAAAGAATGAAAAAACCAAAGAGATTTTTGAAAAAAGATATGGAGAGAAAGAAAAAATATATAAATGAACTAAAAAGAAATTATATGAAAGGTATCTTTTTGATAGTGATGCATGAAGCTTTTTTGGAAAATGAGGGCAAAAATGATTGAGTATTTATTAGAACTTAGAGTAAAAGATGAAAATAAAATAAGAGTTATAAATAATCGTATTTTTAGAGAAAAACATATGACAGATGAAGAAATGGAAGAAAAACAAATAGAATTCTGTAAAAGTATGAGAGAAAATTATAGAGAAGCTGGAAAGACTTTAGAAATTATAGAGTATTCTATGACTGAGGTGAATTAAACCATTATGAGTAAAAATAAAAAAAGAGAAATAAAATTATTAAGAAAACAAAATAAATACTATAAAAGCTATATAACTAAACTTGGAAATGAATACTATGAACTAAATAAAAAAATATTTATCAAAGATAAGGAATTGACAATAGCTAAAGTAGATTTAGTTTTGAATAGATTTTATTTGACAGCAGTAGTTGTGATAGCAATAGTTGAATTAGGAATAATATTATTTTAAAAGGGTGAATTATTAAATGAAAAGTATATTTAAAATACCATTAGAAATAGAAAGTAAGAAATGGAGTTTGAATAAAATATATGCTGGAGTTCATTGGTCAGTAAGGGCTAAGGATAAGGAATATATAAGACAACTTGTTAGAAGTATTATAGGAATTAGAAAGCCTTATGAGAAACCCGTACTAATAAAAATGGCTTTTAATAGTGGGTTGGATGTTTCTAATCATGGATATTTATTCAAACTAATAGAAGATGGGTTAGTAAAGTGTGGAGTTATTCAAAATGACAGTTATAAATATGTTCAATGTAATATAACGACATTACAGAAAGCTTTTAAAGGTGTAATAGTAGAAGTTGAGGAGATAGGTGATAAATGATAACAGAGGATATAAAAAAAGCAATACAAACTGAAGTAAAAAAACAATTAGGAGTTTTAAAAGATAAAGATGGTCCAGGTAAAAATACACTAACACCATATGAGAAAACTATTGAGCTCCTAAAAAACAGAAATCACTTTCAAAATAGAATTGAGTATTTAAAAAATAATTTAGATAACATCGAAATTAAGAAAAAATATTCTATTGGAGAAATAAGAGCAACTAATAATGCTAATCTTAGTGAAATAGAAAAGATTGAAATTATAAAAGAAGAAAGATTGAAAGAGATAGAACTTTTAAAAGAATTGATTAATTTTACAGATTATGGATTAACTTCAATAGAAAAGGAAAAATATAAAGATATAATTCCTATGATGTATTTTGATAAAATAAAAATAGAGGATATAGCAGAAAAATTTGATGTAGATGAAAGAACTATCAAAAGAAATAGAAATTCATTGGTAAATACAATAGCAAATAACCTTTTTGAAAGTGAATTCCTGCAAAAGATAAAAAATATTTTTTTATAAAAATGTCCCTAAAATGTCCTTTTTTATTTTTGCAATATGTTATATAATGTTAATATACGAAAGTTTAAAACAAACAAGTTACGACTTCTTGTAAAAAAGTCAAAATTAAATATGGTGCATCGACCTAATACGTTGGTTAGACTCGATAGTCTTTCATTGGTGAGAATCCAATATGCACGCCATTTAGATATCAACACTCTCACAGTACTTAAATGTACAGGATACGTCCTATGTGAGAGTATTTTTTATTTATAAATTGGAGGTGAAGTAGTATTGAAATTAAATGCAAGACAAAAATCTTTCTGTGAATATTATGTGGCATCTGGTAATGCTACTGATGCTGCAATAAAAGCTGGATATAAAGAAAAGAATGCTAGGTTTATTGGAAGTGAAAACTTAACAAAAGCCAACATAAAGAAATATATCGAGGAACTACAAGAAAAAGCAAAAGGCAATAGGATTATGACAGCAATAGAGAGAAGAGAGTTCTTAACAAGTATGATAAAAGATGGAGCTGTTAAAGACACTGATAGATTAAAAGCATTAGATATATTAAATAAAATGGATGGAGAGTATATTCAAAAACTAGAAGTTAAAGGAGAATTAAAATCAGAGGATCCTTTTAAAGGATTATCAACAGATGAACTAAAAAAGGTGATATTTGGTGGAGATAAATAAAGAAGCAATAAAAAGAGCAAAATTAGAACTTGCAAGACGTGAGTTCTTTTTTTATTGTTATTTAAAATCTCCTGACTTCTATAAATATGAGAGAAAATTTTTAGTTGATTTATGTAATGATTTACAAAACTTTCTTACAAGTGATGATGAAGTACTTATTTTAAACCTTCCACCTAGACATGGAAAGTCAAGAACAGTAGGAAATCTAGTAGAATGGTTACTTGGTAGAGATATAAATGCAAAAATAATGACAGGAAGTTACAATGAAACTTTATCAACTACTTTTTCAAAGAATGTTAGAAATACTATACAAGAAGTAAAAGGTGATAAAGATAAAATAGTTTTTTCAGATATATTTCCTGGAGTAAGTATAAAACAAGGTGATGGTGCTATGAACCTTTGGAGTTTAGAAGGTGGATACAATAACTATCTAGCAACTGCACCTGGTGGAACTGCTACAGGGTTTGGTTGTAGTCTTATGATAATAGATGACTTAATCAAAAATGCAGAAGAAGCTTACAATGCTAATGTCTTAGATAAACATTGGGAATGGTATTCACAAACAATGCTTTCAAGACTTGAAGAAGGTGGAAAAATAATAATTATAATGACTCGTTGGGTTACTGGTGATTTAGCTGGTAGAGCAATAGAACATTATAAAGCAGAAGGTAAAAAGATAAAACATATAAAAATGAAAGCTGTTCAAGATGATAAAGGTACTATGCTTTGTGATGAAATATTAAGTTATAAATCTTATTTATCAAAAGCAAAAGCTATGGGACCAGAAATAGCTTCAGCTAACTACCAGCAAGAGCCAATAGATATAAAAGGTAGATTGTATAGTAGTATAAAAACATATAATCAGTTGCCTATGGATTCAAACAATAATTTATTATTTACAGCATATAAAAACTATACAGATACAGCAGATACTGGAGAAGATTATTTATGCTCTATTTGCTATGGAGTATATAACAAAGAAGCATATATTTTAGATGTTCTATATACAAAAGAGCCAATGGAGATAACAGAACCAGCAACAGCCAAAATATTAATGGATAATAATATAAAAGAAGCTGATATAGAATCGAACAATGGTGGTAGAGGTTTTGCAAGAGCAGTAGATAAACATTTATTAGAAAAATATAACAGTAATCATTGTAAAGTTAGATGGTTTCATCAAACACAAAACAAAAGAGCTAGAATATTATCTAATGCAACTTGGGTTATGGAACATATTTATTTCCCAGTTAACTGGGCTGATAGGTGGCCTGAATTTTATAAAGCTATAACTACTTATCAGAAGGAAGGAAAAAATAAACATGATGATGCTCCTGATGTCCTTACAGGGATAGCTGAGAAATGTAATAAAATATCAGGATTATCTTTTGAATAGGAGTTAATAATGTGGGAATGGATAAAAAAACTATTTAAAAAGCCAAAGGTGGAAAATATGGAGATTAGAAAACTTGAATATTTAATAAGTCAATGGCTTTCTTCAAAAACTAGAGTGGACCAGGTGAATGGAGAAAGATATTATAAAGGTAGCCATGATATATTAAGTAAAAAAAGAAAAGCAATAGTTGAAGGTGGTAGGTTAGAAGATATTAATAACTTAGTAAATTCTAAACTAGTGGATAATCAATATTCAAAAATGGTTGACCAAAAAGTTAATTATTTTTTGGCTAAAAAACCAACTTTTGTTTGTAAAAATGAAGATGTTTTAAAATTATTTGGTAATAAGTTTCTAAGAACTTTAAGAAATTTAGGAGAAGATAGCTTAAATGGTGGTATAGGTTGGATATATCCATATTTTAACCAAAAAGGCGAATTACAATTTAAAAAATTTGAACCTTCTGAGATATTACCAATATGGACAGACAATAATAAAGATGAATTAGAATTAGTTATAAGATTATATGAAGTCTTAGAGTTTCAATATAATAGTTTAGTTCCAGTTAAAAAAGTAGAAGTTTACTCAGGAAATGGAGTAGACTTTTTTATTTGGAATGATAGTTTAAAACCTTTAGGACATTCAGACTATATAGCAATAGGAGAAGAAACATACAACTGGGGAAAAGTTCCATTAATTCCTTTTAGAAGTAATAACTTAGAACAACCTTTAATATGCAGAGTTAAATGCTTACAAGATGCCTTGAATGAGATAATCTCTAAATTTCAAGATAATATGATGGAAGATGCAGGAAGTACAATTTTAATCTTAACTAACTATGATGGAGAGAATTTAGGAGAGTTTAGAAGAAACTTAGCAACATATAGAGCAGTAAAAGTTACAAATACTGATGGTGGCAAAGGTGGACTTGAAGCACTTCAAATAGAAGTTAACTCTGAAAACTATGCTTTAATAATCAAATTACTTAAAAAAGCAATAATAGAAAATGCAAGAGGTTTTGATGCTAAAGATGAAAGACTTGGAAATAATCCTAATGAGATGAATATTCAATCTATGTACTCTGATATAGATTTAGATGCTAATCAAATGGAAGTAGAATTTCAAGCATCTTTTGAAGAGTTGATGTGGTTTATAAATAAAGCTTTAAACATTAATGAAACTCTTGATGTAGTATTTAATAGAGATGTTTTAGTAAATGAATCTGAAACAATTAATAATTGTAAGGCTAGTGTTGGTATCATATCTCAAAAAACTATAATAACTCAACACCCATGGGTTAACAATGTTGATGAAGAAATAAAACAACTTGAAAAAGAAAATAAAGAATTAGATCCTTATCCAGGAGATTTTGGAACTAAAAAAGTTTCTGATTTAGATGAGTAATAACTACTGGACTAAAAGATTTGAAGAAGAAGAAAAACAAAGAAATATATCAAATAAAGCTTATACTAAAGAAATAGAAAAACAATATAAAATAGCTGAAAATAAGATAAAAAGTGATATTGAAAAATGGTATATCAGAATAGCTGATAATAATCAAATATCCTTAGCAGATGCTAAAAAGTTACTAACTAAAGATGAATTAAAAGAATTCAAATGGACCTTAGCAGAATATACTCAAAAAGCTAAGAGTGGAGCATGGAAAAAAGAACTTGAAAATGCTTCAGCTAGAATACATATTAAAAGGTTAGAAGCATTACAACTTCAAGTTAAAAATAGTATTGAAACTTTAAGAAATAAAGAAAATGAGATGCTAGAAGATTATTTAATAAAGAATTATGAAGATACTTATTATCACTCATTGTATGAAATTTCAAAAGGTCTTAATCTTAAAACAAGTTTTGCTACTTTAGATAGAAATAAGATTAATCAAGTCATAGGAAAGCCTTGGTTAAAAGATGGGAAAACTTTTTCAGATAGGATTTGGCAAGACAAGGAACAATTAATAAATACATTGAGAACTAAAATTACTCAATCTTTTATAACTGGTAGTACATTAGATGAAGCTGTTGAAGATATATCTAAATTTGTTTCTGATAAGATAAAAAATAAAGAGTATGTTGCAAGAAGATTACTAGAAACAGAATCTGCTGCTTATGCTTCAAAAGCACAAATAGAAGCTTTCAAAAGTATAGATGTTGAGAAATATGAAATAGTAGCAACATTAGATTTACATACTTCTGAAATTTGTCAAGAAATGGATGGAAAAGTTTTTAATATATCGGACCAGGAAATAGGAGTAACAGTGCCCCCTTTTCATTCACATTGTAGAACAGTTATAGCTCCATATTTTGATGATGAGTCTACAAGAGCATCAAGAGATGAAAATGGAGAGTATAAAGAAGTTAAGTACATGAATTATAAGGAATGGAAAGACCAGTATATTAAAAAAGAGAATGGAGTTTTATTTGCTAATGATAATGGAAAATTTAATTATAAAGATAAAATAAATGAGTTTTACTGGCTTGAAAAGATAGATAAAGTTAATTATAATACAGTTAGAGAAGTGTTTTCAAAATATGAAATAGGAATGGCTAAATTAAATTATGAAACAGCTATTGTTGTAAGAGCTGATGGAAATGTTTTTGGTGTTATTGGTGGAGAAAATTTTGTTAATAGCCAAGTGGTTGGAGATTTAACAGGAGCTTATATAACACATAATCACCCTAAAAAATATACTGAATTTTCTTTCAGTAATGAAGATATAAATTCTTTTATTGAATATAAATTAGCATATTTAAAAGGATTGGATTATAAATATGAATATGAAATAAGTTGGGATTTATTTGAAAGTGATAAATATTCAGATGATCCAGATGAATGGAAAAATTTTGAATATGTAAAACATAATATTCAAATAGGAAGAGCATTAGAAAAAGGAATTAGGTATAGGAGATTTAAAAGATGACAAATTTAGAAAAAGCTGTCAAAGAAATAAAAGAAACATACACTGAATATTTTATTAGATGTAAAGAAATTGGGTCTGTTAAATTGCCAAAAGGGACATTAGATGGACATGGTTCAGAATATGTTGAAGCTATGAAAATTCTTTGTGAAAAAATTGAAAATATAGAAAAAAAGTATTCTGTTAAAGTTTCTAATAAAGATTTTTCACAACAAGAAGTCAATAAGATAAGAAAAAAAATTTATAATGAAGATTAATAACATCTATTTGTTTTATCTATTGACAAACTCTAACATTTATAGTACAAATAGTATTATAACTATTAGGAGGGGATTTTATGAGAAAGGGGATTAAATATTTCTTTATTATTTTTATTGGAATGATGATAGTTGGTTTATATCTAGGTTTTACGATGGATAGTCAGTTAAAAAGAGTTGCTGAACTAAGTGATGAACAAGAATGGATAGTCAGTTAAAAAGAGTTGCTGAACTAAGTGATGAACAAGAAAAGAATATTGTTCAGGTCATTAAAGATATAGGAATTGATGGAAATATTGAAAAAGTTGAACATGATGAATTATTAGATGGTATGTACTCTGAGACAGGAAAAGGTTATAGAATATCTATAAGTAATAGTGAAATAAATAATTTAATTTTATATTTAAAAGAAGATAAAAATATAGAAGCGATTAATTGGGCAGACATAAATTTCTATAAAGATGGAGAAATTAAAGATAACATAAAAGATTATGTACTTACATCTAGTCAAAGAGCTCAGTATCAAAATAGAGCCGAGGAACTTATAAAATCTATGTTAATATCACCAGCAACGGCTAAATTTCCAAATTCTAATCAATGGAATATAGGAATAAATAAGGGTATTGTTTTTATGCAATCTTTTGTTGATTCTCAAAATGCTTTTGGGGCTGTAATAAGAAATAATTTCAAAATAAAATATGATACTAAAACAGCAACAATTACATCACTTATAATAGATGGAGAAGAACAAATTAAGCAAGCTAAAGCAAGTAAAAGTAAGAATAAAAATAAAAAAAAGTAATGAGATAGTATATAAGATAGGAGCAGTTTAAAAAAACTGCTCTTTTTTATTGCTAAGGAGAGTGATTAAATTCAAGTAATAAATAAACTTGTTATATATTTAAACAAACATCTCGCCTTTTTAGTATTGTAGGCGATAAAGAACAAGACAACCAATTACGTTGGCATACAACGATAAAAATGAAGGAGTGAAAAAATGGAAAAAGAACAATTAATAGCATTAGGACTTACATCAGAACAAGCCGATAAAGTTTTAGGAGCTCATAAAACATACATGGAAAGTTTTGTTCCAAAAGGTCGTTTTAATGAAGAACTAGAAGCTAAAAAGAATTTAGAAACACAGCTTGCAGAAAGAGACAAGCAATTAAAAGAGTTAGAAAAATCTGTTGGAGATAATAAAGAATTAAAAGCTCAAATTGAAAAACTTCAAAATGATAATAAAACTGCTGCTGAAAAATATGCAAAAGACTTATTTGATTTACAATTAAACAATGCAGTTGATGTTGCAATTACAGGAGCAAAAGGAAAGAACTCAAAAGCAATAAAAGCTTTATTAGACTTAGAAAAAGCAGATTTAAAAGATGGTAAGGTTGTAGGATTAGAAGAACAGTTATCTAATTTGAAAAAGTCAGATCCATATTTATTTGAGATTGAAAAACAACCAGCTAATCCAAATGGATTTAAACCTGGTGATGGAAATAATAAAACTCCTGGTGGAGATGGACCAAAAACTTATTCAGAAATGGTAGCTATGTTAGAAGCTAATCCTAACTTAGACATTAATAATTTATAAAAAAAGGAGAAGATGAAAAATGGCAAAATATTTCGATTCAAAAACATTTAATGCAGAGGCATTTGGAAAGTATTCTAGTAGAATACCTAACACTAAAAAGAATGAATTATTAAAATGTGGAGCAATTAGAGGCAATAAGGAAATACATGATGCCTTTGCAAACCAAACAGGAACTCATTATGCAGTATTACCTATGCTTGGAAAAATAGGAGGAACACCTTTAAACTATAACGGTTCTACAGATTTAACTGCAGGTTCTACTAAAACATATAATAGAGGAGTAATTACAATTGGTAGAATGGCTGCATGGACTGAAAAAGACTTTTCATTTGATATAACAGGTGGAGTTAATTTCATGGATAATGTTGCTGCTCAATTAGTAGAGTACTGGGCTGAAGTTTATCAAAACACTTTAATAAAAATATTAAAAGGTGTATTCTCAATGACTGGTGGAGAAGAAGCTAAGTTTGTTGAAGCACATACATATGATATAACTCAAAAAGCAGGAACAGATGGAGAAGTAGGAGCAACAACTTTAAATAGTGCATCACAAAAAGCTTGTGGAGATAATAAAAACATTATCAAAATGGCAATTATGCACTCAACAGTTGCTACAAACTTAGAAAATCTACAAATCATAAAATACTTTACTCAAACAGATGCAAACGGAATGCAAAGAGAAGTAGGATTAGCTACTTGGAATGGTAGAGTTGTATTTATAGATGATGCTATGCCAGCTGAAAAATTTACTGGAGAAAAATATGCAAAAGTAACAGCATCACACCCTGAAGCATTAAAAATTACTACAGCTGGAACAGGAGAAAAAGAAGTTGCTGTTGCAACAGTAAATGGAGCTAAATTTGATACTAAATGGACTGCTAAAGAAGGGGAATATGCTGCATTAGTTCCAACAGGAACAAAATATTCTACTTACTTGCTAGGAGTAGGAGCATTTGATTATGAAGATTTAGGAACATTACATCCTTATGAAATGGCAAGAAATCCATATAAAAATGGTGGAGAAGATACTTTAATATCAAGAAAAAGATTATGCTATGCTCCATTTGGAATTTCTTATAAAACATCTACTACAATATCACCTGATGATACAGAATTAGAAAAAGGTGCTAACTGGGAATTAGTAAAATCAGAAGATGGAGAAGTAATAGCTCACAAATCTATCCCAATAGTTAGAATAATTTCAAGAGGATAATTATGGAAAATATCAAAGAAATGATAATTGAAAAACTAAAATTATTCAAAATAGATGAAGCTACAAGCATAGAATATTTCTTAAAAAAAGCTTTATCTAGTATTAATAATTTTACAAATCAAAATTATACATTTGATAGTATTCCAGATGGACTAAAATATATATTAGTAGATAAAGCAGTAGGAGAAATTCTTAATTTTAAAAAGCTCAATGGAGAGCTTAAAGATTATGATTTCTCCTCTGTTTTAAAATCTATTAAAGAAGGGGATACAACTGAAACTTATTCTGATACAGTAAAAACACCTGAAGAACTTTTTGAGATTATGCTAAATGATTTATTAATTGGTAAAGATAATGAGTTATATAGATATAGGAGATTACAATGGTAAGAAATTTACAAAAGTTATGGAGAGATACTTGTAGTATTTATAATTTTGAAAAAGTAAAGGATCCTAAAACTAAGACAACTGAGTTTAAAGAAATTTTAGTTCAGGAGAATATTCCTTGTAGAATTTCATTTCAAAATATATCTTCTACAAGTGAAACTCCTTCAATAGCTATAACAAATCAAGTTATAAAATTATTCCTTTCAAATAAAGTAGAAATAAAAGAAAATTCAAAAATAGTTGTAACTAGAAATGGGATATCTAAAACTTATAAAGCTTCAGGTATCCCTGCTATATACTCAGTACACCAAGAAGTTATTTTAGTAACTGATAATAAAGGAGCTTAATATGGGACAAGCTGTAAAAATTAATATGGCTGGATTAGAAGTAATGAAAAAGAATTTAGAAAATATACAAAAAAATCAAGCTGAAATAATGGCAAGTCTTGTTAAATCTTTAGGAGCTTTATTATTAAGAAAAGTAATTTTTAGAACACCAGTTGGAGATTATAGTTATTTAGCTCAAACATCTAAAACAGTTGATGGAAAGAAAGTTCCAAATACTAAAAAAAATGGTGGAAATTTAAGAAGAAACTGGACAATAGGTCAAGTTTTTAAAAATGGTAATTTGTATTCAGTTGAAGTTATAAATCCTACCCATTATGTTTCTTATGTTGAGTATGGACACAGGCAAACACCGGGCAGATTTGTTCCTGTACTCGGAAAGAAATTAAAAAGAGCTTGGGTTCCTGGTAGATTTATGTTAACTATTTCAGAGAATGAAATAAAAGAAAATATGGATGCTATATTAGAAAAGAAATTAGATAGTATATTGAAGAAGGTGTTTGGTAATGCTAAGTAGAGTAGTAAGTGCTGTATCTAATACTCTTGAGAAAACATTTCCAGAAGTAGAAATATATGTAAATAAGATTAAGCAAGGTTTTGAAGAGCCTTGCTTTTTTATTCAACTATTAAATCCTAATGAAAAACAAGTATTAGGAAATAGATATAAACAAAAAATAGATTTAGATATTCAGTATTTTCCTAAGAATGAAGATGATAATTGGGAATTAATGGAAATGGCACAAAAATTAAATAATACTTTGGAATTAATCAAAACTGAAGAAGGGGATTTATTAAGAGGCTTAGATAGAAATTCACAGTTTATAGATGGAAATCTTCATTACTTTATAACTTTCAAACCATTTGTAAGAAAAGTAGGAGAAGAAGAACCATTTATGGAAGAATTAAAAACAGATATAAAACCAGATAGGAGGGACTAATGGCAACTAAAACAAAAAAAGATGATGAAATTCTATATTCAAAAGAACAAATTATCACAAGTAAAAAATATTCCAATAGAAAAGATATATTGAATGTTTTATTAAAAGATGATGAAGAATATAGTTTTTCAAGGATAGATGAAATTATAGAAAATTTTATGAATAAGGAGGTTCAATAATGAATGGTGGAGGAACTTTTTTAACTCAAAATAAAGTTTTACCAGGAGCATATATTAACTTTGTTTCTGCTTCAAGAGCAACAGTAAATATATCTGATAGAGGTTTTGCTGCTATTGCTACTGAACTTGATTGGGGAGTAGATGGCGACATTTTTAAAGTTGAAAATAGTGATTTTCAAAAAGATACTATGAAACTTTTTGGATATGATTATACAGATGAAAAAATGAAACCTTTAAGAGATTTATTTATGAAAGCTAAAACTGTTTATCTTTATAGATTAAATGGTAATGGTGTAAAAGCAAGTAATGATTATGCGACTGCTAAATATAGTGGAACAAGAGGAAATGACATAACTATTATAGTTAAGACTAATATAGATGAACCTAGTAAAAAAGATGTCATCACTATGTTAGGAGCAAAGAAAGTAGATGCTCAGACTGTTGCCAATGCTTCTGAATTAATTGATAATGATTATGTTGTATTTAAAAAAGCAGCTCAGCTTACAGATACTGCTGGAACTAAATTAGCAAATGGTACTAACTTGACTACTGTAACTGGTGCTGAGCATCAAAAGTTTTTAGATTTAGCTGAATCTTATTCTTTCAATACTATTGGATGTACTTCTAAAGATGAAGTTATAAAGAAATTATATGTTCAATGGACTAAGAGAATGAGAGATGAAGTTGGGGTAAAACTTCAATGTGTTGTATATAGATATCCTGCTGATTATGAAGGAGTAATAAACTTACAAAATAAAGTTAAAGATAAAGGTGCTCCAGAACAATCATTAGTTTATTGGTTAACAGGTGCTGAGGCAAGTTGTGAAGTCAATGCAACATTGACAAATACAAAATATGATGGAGATTTTATAGTTGATACTAAGTTTACTCAATCTGAGTTAATAAATGGGATAAAAGCAGGACAATTATTATTCCATAACAATTCAGGAGATCCTTATGTATTAACTGACATAAATAGTTTTACAACAATTACTATTTATAAAAATGATGATTTCCAATCTAACCAAGTTATAAGAGTTTTAGACCAAATTGGAAATGATATAGCTTTACTATTTAATAAAAAGCACTTAGGAAAAAGCAGAAACACAAGTTCAGGAAGAGAAGGATTATGGAAAGATATAGTTGCACATCACCAAGAACTTGAAAGAATAGAAGCTATTGAAAACTTTGACCCTAAAAAAGTTACTGTAGAAAAAGGATTAACTAAAAAATCAGTAATAGTTACAGATCCAGTTACTCCTGTAGCTTGTATGGAAATTCTTTATATGACAGTTGTGGTTCAATAGGAGGTAGATAGAGAATGGCAGATATGATAACAATGAATGCTAAAGATGCTGTATCAGGTAGCTTAGGCGAATGCTATGTTACATTAGAAGGAAAAAGATATAATTTAATGACAGCAATTAAATTTGAAGCAAGTTATGAAAAAACAAAAACTGAAGTACCTATTTTAGGTAAAGTAAGTAAAGGAAATAAATCTGTTGGTGGTAAAGGTAGTGGAACTATGACAGTTCATTATAATGCTCCAATTTTTAGAGAATTATTGGAAAAGTATCAAAATACTGGAGAGGATATTTTCTTTGAAATAGAAGTTTCTAATGAAGATCCTACTTCAAAAGCTGGTAGACAAACTATCCTTTACCAAGGTTGCAATACTGATGGGGGAATTTTATCTAAATTTGATGCTGGAGCAGAGTATTTAGATGAAGAAATAAAGTTTACTTTTGAGAAATTTATAGTTAAGAATCCATTTAATATTTTAGATGGAATGATATAAGGAGTGATGAAAAATGACAAATATGGAAGTATTCTTAAAACAAAATGCAGTACAAAAAGAAAATAAAAAAGTAGCAGTTTCTGAAAGATTTAAAGATGAAGATGGAAAAGTTGTGGAATGGGAAATAAGACCTTTAACAGCACAGGAAGATCAAATATTAAGAGAAGCTAATACTGAAATTAAAGAATTAAAAGGAAAAAAAGGACAATTATTCCCTCAGCTAGATTCTAATAAGTATTCTTCTATGCTAATTGCTGCTTGTGTTGTCTTTCCAGATTTACAAAATCAAGAATTACAAGACAGCTATGGAGTAAAAAACAAGCCTGATTTATTGACAGCTATGTTACTTCCAGGAGAGTTTCAAGACTTATTTTCAGAAGTTCAAAAAATCAACGGATTTAAAACACTTGAAGATTTAACTGAAGAAGCAAAAAACTAATAAATGGGGGCGATAGTGAGGCGAATATCCTTTACTATTGCCTCCATAAGTTTCATATATTGCCTAGTGAATTTTTGAGTCTACCAAAGGAAGAACAAGCATTTATAATGGCAAGTATTCAGATAAGAATTCAAGCTGAAAAAGAAGCTAGTAAGAAATAATGGAGGTGGATTAATGTCAACGATACAAGGTTCTATAATGCTTATGGATGCAATGTCCACTCCTTTAAATAATATCGTTGGTGCTATAAATACAACTATTGTAGCTTTACAAAATGTTAATAATACAGATGTTAGTATTGATACTAGTAGATTAGCTAATGCTCAAACTATGATAGTACAAGCTGGAGCACAATTAAATGAAATAGAAAAAAATATACAGAAAAGAATACAAGATAATGTTGTAGAGCAAAATAAATTTAATACTGCTTTAAGTAAAGGAGTAGATAAAGCTAATTCTTTATATGGGAAAATAAAAAGTTTTATAGGACTCTATGCTGGAATCCAATCTGTAAAAATGGGATTAGATGTTTCAGATAATATTTCTCAAACAACAGCAAGATTAAATATGATAAATGATGGAAAACAAACAACAGATCAACTACAACAAGCTATATTTCAATCTGCTCAAAATTCAAGAGCAAGTTTCTTAGATACAGCAAGTGTAGTTTCTAAGTTAGGTTTATTAGCACCTCAAGCATTTAATAGTAATATGGAGACTGTAAAATTCTCTGAATTAATGGCTAAATCTTTTAAGGTTGGAGGGGCAACAACTTCCGAGCAAACATCAGGAATGTATCAATTAACTCAAGCTATGGCTTCTGGAAAATTACAAGGAGATGAATTTAAAAGCATTACAGAAAATGCTCCTTTATTAGCTCAAGCTATTAGTAAATATACTGGAAAGTCTATGGGAGAATTGAAAGATATGAGTAAAGAGGGATTAATTACATCAGATGTAATAAAGAATGCAGTATTTGCAATGTCAGATGAAATTAATACTAAATTTAATTCAATTCCACAAACTTTTGGAGATGTAGTTAATAAAATTAAAAATAATGCTGTTAATTCTTTTATGAGTATTAGTAGTACTATGAGTGGTATTTTTAATAGTGAACGGTTTCAAGGTTTTATTGATGGAGTTTCATCTTTTATAAATAAAGCTTTTGTTATGATAAATTGGCTTATAAAAGGTATATCTATGGTGGGAACTGTCCTCTATGAAATATGGGGACCTATTCAACCAATTTTAGTTACAGTCTTAGGATTACTAACAGCATATAAATTAGTTATGGGATTTATAGCAGTAAAAACAGCTATTGCATCAGGGATTGCTACTATTTACAATTTAGCACTTCTTGCAAAACAAACAATGTTAGGGGCAGTTAGTGTAGCCTTAGCACAAGCTACTGCTGCACAAACAGGACTTAATCTAGCTATTTTGACTTGTCCAATTACTTGGATTATAGCTGGAATTGCTTTAGTTATTGCTGCTATATATGGAGTTGTAGCAGTATTTAACAAAATTACAGGTAAAGCAGTATCTGCAACAGGTCTTATTGTTGGAGTGTTCTATTGGATGGGAGGAATGATTTATAATATAATTGCTGCTGCTTGGAATAAATTAGCACAAACTTTTGTGTCTATTTATAACTTAGGAGTTAGTATAGCTGAATTTTTTGCCAATGTTTTTAAACATCCTATTCGTGCTGTAGCTCATCTATTTGCAAATTTTATAAACTTTTTAATAGATAAAGTTAAGTTTTTAGGTTCAATAATAGATACTATATGTGGAACTAATGTTGTTGGAAGATTAGAAACTGTTCAAACAGCTATTGGTGATTGGGTAAATGAAAAAGTTGGTGGCAATGAAATAACCTTGAAAAGAATGGATGCAACTCAAGTTATGATGGATAGAGTAGGCTTGAAAGATATGTATAATAAAGGTTATGAAAAAGGTGCTAACTTTAGTTTATTTGGTAAAAATGCTGAAACTGGAATAGATACTAATACAGAATTTGGTAATTCTACTAATCCTGAGGTAGCTAAGTCTAATGATTTATTAAAAAATATAGATAAAAATACTAAGAAAGCTGGAGATATGTTAGATTTATCACATGATGAAATTAGTTATTTGAGAGATTTAGCAGAAAGAGAAGCTATTAATAGATTTACAACAGCAGAAGTAAAAGTTGATGTTGGTGGAATAACTCAGCATGTGTCTAGTGCACTTGATTTAGATGATATTGTAGATTATATGACTAATAGAATGGAAGAAAGTATAGCAATAGCAGCGGAGGGAAGTTATGAATAATTTTATGATAGATAAAGGATATATTTTTTATTTAGATGGAATATTAGTTCCTATCACTCCTTCTTCCATTACAACTAAAATTAATAATAAGAATAAAGTTGTGACACTTATTAATGATGGAGATTTTAACATTCTAAAAGAAGAAGGTTTAAAAGAATTTACATTTGATATGTGTTTACCTGCATATAAGTACCCTTTTGCAAGAGGGGTACTTTTACCTATCAATTATTATCTGAATATGCTAAGTTTCTTAAAAAATTCAAAGAAACCTTTTAGATTTATAGTTATTAGAGAGGGAGCAGTTGGAAGTTCTGGCTATAATACAACTATTTTAGTTTCTCTTGAAAATTATGAGATAAAAGAGGATGCTGGAAATGGTAGAGATGTTGTTGTATCTGTAACTTTAAAAGAATATAAGAATGTAAACAGTACTCTTTTTAAATATGTAAATATTGGAGCTCAAGCTATTGGTGCAGCTTTATCTGTAGCTACTTTCATATCTACAAAAACTAGAGATAGTTCATCAAAAAAATCTCAAAGAACATATAAAGTTAAAGAAGGAGATACACTTTATATTATTGCAAAAAAAGAATTAGGTGATGCAAATAAATGTAATTTTTTAAAAGAATTGAATAAATTAAATTCTATACATGATATAAGAGTTGGGCAGGTGATAAGACTTGAATAGAGATTTAGATTTGACAATAAAAACTCAAAAAGGTCCAGTTGCACCTGCCGTTCTTGATGGTGCTTGTTGGGATACTGAAAGAAAAGGAACTCCTGGGAAATTTACTTTTAAATGTATTTTTGATGAATTAAATCAATTTGAAGAAGGAGATTTAGTAACAGTAAAATATAAAAATGAAGAAGTTTTTTATGGTTTTGTATTTACCATTTCTAGAGATAGAGACAAGATTTTATCTGTAACTGCTTATGATCAACTTAGATATTTAAAAAATAAAGACATTTATCATTATGAGAATAAAAAAGCATCTGAAGTTTTAAAAATGATATGTGATGATTTTAGGTTAAATTATGGAGAAATAGAAGATACAAAATATGTTATTCGTGAAAGACTAGAAGATAATGTTGCTTTATTTGATGTTGTTTTAACTGCTTTAAATTTAACATTACAAAATACAAAAAGATTATATGTTATTTATGATGATTTTGGAAAAATAACTTTGAGAGATGTTGAAAGTTTAAAATTGAATGAAGGTATATTTATAGATGAAACTATATCAGAAAACTTTTCTTACAGCTCCACTATAGATAAGACATATAATAAAATTAAATTAACTAGAGAAAATAAAGAAAAGGGATTAAGAGAAATATTTTTATCTCCTAATACAGAAGCTGAAATAAAAAATCATACTTATGGGAAATGGGGTATCTTACAATACTATGATAGAGTAGATGAAAAAGAAAATCCACAGGTAAAAGCTGATTCACTCTTAAAACTTTATAATAGAAAATTTAAAAGTTTATCTATTAAAAATGTTTTTGGTAATGTAAAAGTTAGAGCTGGAGTAAGTATAGTTGTAAAATTAGATTTAGGAGACATTAAGGTTAGTAATTATATGCTTGTTGAAAGTGTAAAGCATACTTTTAATAAGGATGAACATTTTATGGATTTAAAATTGAGAGGAGCTGATATTGAATGATAGAAGCAATTAAAAAAATAGTTTCTAATATGTTAGAAAATTCAAAACTATCTAAACTAGAATTTGGTACAGTTGAAAGTGTTGACCCTCTTAAGATAAGAATAGACCAGAAAAAAGTTATAAATGATAGCCAATTAATGTTATCTCATTTGGTAAGAGATTATTATGTAGATATTACAGTTCAACATAGCACTGATAGTATTTATGGATCTTGGGATACATCTCATGATCATCCTGGAGCAGGTAAAAATGTTATTCCAATAGACCATGAACATGAGTATAAAGGTCGTAAAAAAATTATGATGCACTATTCTTTGAAAAAAGGAGAAAAAGTTGTATTAATAAGACAAGCTGGAGGACAGCTCTATTATATTTTAGATAGAATAGATGATCCTATTGTTGAAGGAGAGTGGATATAATGCTACCAGTTAGAAATGATAGAGTTGAAATAAAATCAGAAGTAGAAGCTATTCCAACTAAAACTTATAAAATGGCTATCTTTGGAAACAAAATTACAGGTAAAACAGATGGACAAGAAGCTATGAAACAAGCTATTTATAAAATCTTAAATACTGAGAGATATCAATATCCAATTTATAGTTGGAACTATGGGATTGAATTAAAGGATTTGTTTGGAAAATCTAAAAGTTATTGTAAAGTTGAATTAGTATCAAGAGTATCAGAGGCTTTATTGCAAGATGAAAGAATTATTGCTGTAGAGTCTTTTTTATTTGATGATACAAAGAAAAGAGAAAGTTTAGCAATGACTTTTACAGCAAAAACAATTTTTGGAGATATTGAAATAGCTAAGGAGGTGAAAGTAGCATAATGTTTGAGGACAAGACTTATGAAAATTTGCTGAATGATAAATTAAGCAGGGTTCGTAAAGATATTGATACTCGCGAAGGGTCAGTAGTATTTGATGCTACAGCTGGAAACTCTTTAGAAGAAGCTCAAATGTATTTGACAATAGCAGAATATTATCAGCAAACTTTTGGAGATACAGCAAGTAGAGAGTTTTTAATAAGGAGAGCAGCAGAAAGAGGAATAAAACCAAAAGCTGCAAGTGTTGGAGTATATAAAGGTATCTTTAATATGGATATTCCTATTGGAAGTAGATTTTCTTTAGATATCTACAATTATATCGTTATAAAAAAATTACCTACTGGAACATTTGAATATATGTTGGAGTGTGAAACTTATGGAGAAGAACCTAATGGTTCTGTAGGAGACTTAGTTCCAATAGACTATGTTCCTGGATTAACATCAGCAAAAATAACAGAAATGCTTATTCCTGGTGAAGATGAAGAAGAAACTGAAAGTATAAGGCAAAGATATTTAGATAGTTTTAATCTACAAGCTTATGGTGGAAATATAAAAGACTATGAAGAAAAAACTATGGCACAAGCTGGGGTAGGAGTAGTTAAAGTAACACCTGTTTGGAAAGGTGGAGGAACAGTAAGAGTAACTATTTTAGATAGTGAATTTAATGTAGCTTCTACATCTTTAATTTCTAAAATTCAAGAAGTGTTGGATCCAACAAAAGACCAAACTGGTAAAGGATTAGCTCCAATAGGGCATATAGTTACAGTTGATACTCCTGCACAAGAAAAAATTTATATTGCTACGAAATTAACTTTAAAAGATTTATCTGTTGCTAATATAAAAGCTGATATTGATAAAGCTTTAAAAGCATATCTTTTAGAGTTAAGAAAACAATTCAAAGAATCAGAAAAGATAGTTGTAAGAACATCAATAATAGAATCAAAGATTTTAGCCTTGAATCCTAATATTATAGATATTCAGGAAACTAAGGTAAATGGATATGCTCAAAACTTTACACTAGACTCTTTTAAAGTTCCAGTGTGGGGAGATGGAAATTATGTCCAACTTTAAAGATGTTAATTTATATGAGAATTTACCTGATTTTATGCAGCAATATAAAGAAATACAAGCTATTTTTAATATTGAAAATGTAGATTTAACAAAACTTTGGAATGAAATTAGAAGAAGTTTTAATAATGGTTTTATATTTTCTACAGATGTTTTAGGAATATCTAAATTTGAAAAAATGATGAACATTTATCCTAAGGCAACTGATAATTTAAAAGATAGACAATTGAGAGTTTATATAAAATGGAATGCTACTCTTCCATATACTTGGAGATGGTTAGAAGAATTTTTAATTACTTATTATCAAAATGTTAAGACAAAAGCTATTCCAATCTTATTTAATGATAAATATGAATTAGATATTAGATTAGAAAAACAAGAGGAATTTAATGATTTTGATTACAGTATATACAAAGAATTAAGACCTATGATTCCAGCTAACTTAGGATTAAGAGTAGTTAATGTAATTCCAACAAAATCTGAGAAAATTAATGTAATGAGTATAGTAATTTATAAAGCTAAAAAAGTTTTAAAAGAAAATAATAGACTAACTAATCTAGTTGGAGAAAAAGTATTTAATAATACTTTAGTTTATAGATTAAAAAAGGAGGTTTAAATGGCTTTTAGAGGACTTACAAAAAAAGGTGCTGACTATTTAGCAACTAGGCTTGCAAATGAATTAGCTGTAGAATTTTTAAAAGTAGAAATAGGAGATGGTGCTGTAGTAAGTGGACAAAATCCAAAGAATCAAACATCTCTTATTTCATATAAAAAAGATGTAAGAATATTAAAAAAAGAACAAGAAAATAATGCTATTAATCTAACAATTCAGATAACTAATGATGATATAACACAAGGTTTTTATCTGAAAGAGATAGGAATTTATGTAAATGACAGTACTTCTAATGGTTGCTTGTATTGGTATTGTAACGAAGATAATGCTCAGTACATTCCAGCAAAAACTGATAGTGTGATAGCTTTTGAAATAGATATTAGAATGGAAGTAACAAATTCTGATGCAACTATAATTAATTGGAGTGGAAAAAACACTTGGATTAATAAGGATTACCTTGAAGAAAATTATACCCAAAATGGTGGCTATAAAGGAACAACACAAGAGGTAGATGATAGAGTAGTCTCTGCACTTGGAAAAGAAGATGGAAAATTCCCTTTAACAGAAGCAATAAAAGGTAATGTTTACTATTTTCCAGGCAATAAAAAATTCTACATTTGTAAAGAAGCTCAAAACAGAAGAGTAAGTGTTCCAGATGGGAATTTTGAAGAGTTGTCAATATGGGAAAATCGTAAGAGATTGGAAAAT